GGGAAGGACCTTCCTTAGGGATCATTCCTATTATGGCAGACAACACTGTTATATGGGGATGTATAGATATTGATACCTATCCTCTTGATCATAAGAAATTAATTCATAAAATAAGAAAATTAGAATTACCCCTAGTACATTTTAAATCTAAAAGCGGTGGGGCCCATTTATTTTTATTCGTGGCTAAACCAATTGCCGCAAAAATAATGCGATCGAAGTTAAAATCGGTTGCGTCAGATTTAGGGTACTCCTCTGCTGAAATATTTCCCAAACAATCGAGCATACTAATAGAAAAAGGGGATCTCGGTAATTTTTTAAACTTACCTTATTATAATTATAAAAATACTTCAAGATGTGCTGTTAACGATGATGGAACGAATTCTACGTACCATGAATTTTTATCGTTATACACTAAACATGTTGTTATTGATATAGACAGAATTGCAAGGCAGACATCTAATAAAGTCATAGCGGATGGACCACCTTGTTTACAAAGTTTGTGCTCGCAAGGATTTCCGGAGGGAACCAGAAATAATGGGTTATTTAACATTGGAGTTTATTTACGTAAGTTTGATCCAGAAAATTGGACAACTTTAATAGAAGAATACAACAGAAATCACATGACGCCACCACTTCCGTCTAGTGAAGTTGTGACAATAATAAAGCAGTTGGAAAAAAAGGATTACGCATATAGGTGCAAAGAACAGCCTATTGCCTCCTTTTGTAATGCTTCGGTTTGCAAAACCAGAAAATTTGGAATAGGTTCGGATAATGTAGCCCCTCAGTTTGGGTCTTTATCAAAATTATGCACTGATCCCCCTATTTGGTTTTTGGATGTTGAAGATCAACGTTTAGAATTGTCTACAGAAGAATTACAAATGCAACAGAAATTCCAAAGAAGATGTATGGATGTTCTTAATTTTCCATTTCCATTACTTAGATCAAATCTTTGGCAAGAGACACTGAGAACCTTGATGGGCAATGTTATTGAAATTGAGGTTTCTAGTGATGGGTCTGTGGCAGGTCAGTTTGAGGTTCACCTCCAGGAATTTTGTACTGATCGTGCCCAGGCTTTAAACAAAGATGAATTATTATTACACAAGCCTTGGACTGAAAATGGAATAACATATTTCAGGTTAAAGGATCTTCATGATTATTTGATAAGAAATAAATTTACTCATTATAACACCGGTCAAATTGTGGCGCGTTTAAGGGACCTTAAGGGAAAAAGTAAGTTCTTTAAGATAAAAGGAAGAGGGGTAAATACATGGTGTATTCCCGCTTTTCAGCAACAAGATTCAGATTTTGACATAAAGGAGATGGAAAGTGCACCGTTCTAAACCAGAAATTAATATTATATTAGGTCCTCCAGGGACAGGAAAAACACATAATTTATTGAATTTAGTTGAGAAAGAATTATCCAATGGGACACCACCGGACAGAATAGGTTTTTTTGCCTTTACTAAAAAAGCCGCAAGTGAGGCTAAAGAAAGGGCAAAAATAAAATTTAAATTGGAGGATAAACAATTACCGTTTTTCAGGACTTTACATTCTCTCGCATTTTTACAACTTGGTCTTACTACTTCAGAAGTAATGTCTCGGGACAATTACAGGGAATTTTCTCAAGCTTACGGGATGGATTTAGGTTCAGTAACAGATGGTTCAGATGTTGGTGGTGTAATAACAACCGACAACAGATTTATAACCGAAATAAATCTATCACGAATGAAAGGATTAGATTTACAGGATCATTACAATAAGTCAAATCTTGATGTATCTTGGCACGCATTGTTAAGGGCTCAACGTTCTTTTGAGGAATATAAGTCTAAACGAGAGGTTTTGGATTTCACTGATATGCTGGAATTATTTCTTCAGGTTAGTAATGTTCCTCAATTGGATGTTGTTTTTATAGACGAGGCACAGGACTTAAGTTGGTTGCAGTGGTCGGTTGCTGCCCATGCGTGGAGTAAGGCTAAAAAAGTTTACATCAGTGGTGACGATGATCAGGCTATTTTTAGATGGACGGGAGCGGACATAGAATACTTCATTAAAATGAAAGCTGATAACCTTACTATATTAAATCAATCATATAGATGCCCCAGATTAATTCATAAAATGGCCGATAAAATCATTCAACGTGTCGGTAACAGAAGGCCAAAGGAATGGAAGGGCAGAGATTACATGGGCCAAATACGGTACCACGCATTTACGGAGGGTGTTGATTTAAGAAATGGGGAGTGGTTGATAATGGCCAGAACAAACTATCTTTTAGATGAACTGGAACGACAGGTAAAAACAGAAGGTTTGTTGTACAAGAGAAACAACAGGCTTCCAATATCTCAAAAATTATTGGATGCAGTTCAGGCATGGAAAATGCTGAATGAGGAAAAAGAAATAGATTTGAGCTCTGTTAAATCTATTTATTCTTATATGTCAACAAAGATAAGCATCGAACACGGCCATAAGCAATTGAAAACTGCCGATGATAAAAGTAAATATAACATGGAATCACTGGTTATGCACCATGGATTATTAATGGCAGGCAGGCCTTGGGACGTAGCTTTTGATAAAGTTGGGAATAGGGATAAAGAATACCTTAGAGCCATAGAACAAAGAAATGGAAATAACTTTAATGTTGATCCTAAAATTAACTTAAGCACAATTCATGCCTCTAAAGGCGGGGAAGCTCAAAATGTAATGCTTCTTACGGATTTAACACGCAAGACACAGGAATCACTGGAACAAAATCCGGATGATGAGTCACGTGTATTCTATGTCGGAATAACACGCACCAAAGAAAGTTTACATATTGTACAACCACAGAGAGAAGGAGGATTCATAATATGAAAAAAGAAGAAATATTAAATAAAGCAATTCAGCTTGTTAATGAAAAAAGAGAAGGGACTCACGGAAATGCGTTTAAAAATCATTCCCAGATAGCGGATTTATGGAGTGTATTTTTGGATGACAAACTTAAGGTAATGAAGGAAATAACACCCGGTGACGTAGCAGTCATGATGTGCTTACTAAAGATTTCGCGCTCCACCATGGGCGATTTTAACCTAGATGATTTTGTCGATGGTGCGGCATACATGGCAATAGCGGGAGAGATGAATGACAGCGGATCTATTTAAAACTGTAAATTCCAATTGGATTTCACCCTCTGAATTTCCTAAATTAGAGGGTAAAGTCGCGGTTGATTTGGAAACTTGTGATACTGAACTTGTCAAGGAAGGACCAGGATGGCCTCGTAAGCGTGGTTATGTAATTGGTATTGCAGTGGCGAATGCTTCTTTCAAGGGTTACTATCCAATTTCCCACTCCGGTGGGGGAAACATGGATGAAAAGAAAGTTATCAAATATATTAAGTCCATATGTGAAGATGATTCAATTGAAAAAATATTTCACAATGCACAATATGATATTGGATGGCTTTCAACACTTGGAATAGAAGTCAAGGGCCGCATTCATGATACCATGGTGGCTGCGGCTCTCATAGATGAGAATAGGTTCTCATATACACTCAATAGCATTGTGCATGAATATCTGGGTGAATTCAAAAACGAACAAAAACTTAAGGAAGCAGCGGATGCATTCGGCGTGAATGCCAAGTCAGAAATGTATAAGCTACCCGCGGAATTTGTAGGGGAGTATGCGGAGGCAGACGCTGACCTGACGTACAAATTGCATGAAAAACTGTCCTGGGAGATTGTCAAGGATAATCTTACCACAATCTATGACATAGAATGCAAGTTAATTAATGTCATTTTTAACATGACACAGGGTGGAGTTAGATTTGACGTAGATGGTTGCATAAGATTAAATGACAAGTTTAGAAATAAGGAAAAGAAATTGATGAAAAGAATCAAGGATTTAACCGGTCTTAACATAGAGATATGGGCAGCGGCGTCAATTTCCAAGGCTTTTGATTCATTGAATTTGCCGTATGAAAGAACGGAAAAGACAAATGCTCCCTCATTTACTAAAATGTTTTTGACGGATCACCCTCACGAGCTTCCCAGATTGATTATGCAGGCACGTGAGCTTAACAAACTGAGGGGAACTTTTTTAAAGGGACTCTTGGACCACACCCATGAAGGGAGGATACATGCCCACATTAACCAAATTAGGTCTGACAGTGGAGGTACTGTCACTGGCAGGTTTAGTTACTATCATCCTAATTTACAGCAGATTCCTAACAGGGGCCAATTTGCGCAAGAACTTAGGAAACTATTCATTCCGGATCAGGGAAAATACTGGCTTAAAGCGGACTACTCGCAGCAGGAGCCCAGGTTGCTCACGCATTTCGCAAGACTCGTCGACCAAGCCGGTTCTAGGGAAGTACAGGAAGCATATAATAAAAAAGACCTCGACTTTCATCAACAAACAGCCGAAATGGCAGGCGTTGAGAGACGCCTTGCGAAGACTATCGGACTAGGTGTTATGTATGGAATGGGTTACAACAAACTGGCCCGTGAACTGGATCTTGAACCACAGGAAGCAAAATCCATGTTACAGGATTTCCACACCAAAGTTCCTTTTATGAAAGGAATGCTTGAAATTGTAATGAACAGAGCCAATAACAAAGGTGTTATTAGAACGTTACTCGGCCGTAAATGCAGATTTGATTTGTGGGAACCTACGTCATGGGGTGTACACAGAGCTTTGCCATTAAATCAAGCACAATCAGAGTATGGTATGGCCATAAAAAGAGCTGGAACGTACAAGGCTTTAAATAGGTTAATACAAGGTTCAGCGGCGGATCAAACCAAGAAAGCCATGGTTAATGTTTATGATGAATTGGGTATAATTCCACATATTCAGGTACATGATGAATTAAATTGTTCCGTCAAGGATGAAAATGAAGGGAAAAAGGTGAAGGAAGTTATGGAAGACTGCGTTAAATTGGAAGTTCCATCAAAAGTGGACATAAATGTTGGTGAAAGCTGGGGTGGATGATGGCATACTCTAGAGCTAGACAGGAAAGATACGTGAAAACAAAAAAAGGAAAGGCAGCACACAGTAGAGCAAGTAAAAAATACATGGAAAAGAAAAGAAAAAGTTTAGAGGGAAGGATAGATATAAAGTATGTTAAAACCAAGTGTGAACATGGAAAAGAAGTAGCTGACTGGTGGTTGAAACAAAAATCCATATGCTATATGTGCGGGCCTAAAGTGATATATGAAAAGGCACCCACCAGAAAAAATGGAAGAAGTAATAGTGATGAGCTGGTGATTGACCATGACCACTCAAAGAAAAAATTTATTCCCCGTGGTTTACTGTGCCAAAGACATAATTTAGGATTTGGTATGTTTAAAGAAAATATTGAGGAACTTAAACGGGCCATAAAATACAAGAGGAAATTCTCATGAACTGGATGTGCTCTGTACTATTAATCTGTTTTAACTTTAATCCGGAAATGGATTACACCAGCAGTGAGGAATTCATTGAAGATGTACGGGACTGCGCAATTCACCTAAATTCCATGGAAGAGGAACAGAACCGTATTCCTGTGGACTTGGTAGTCGCACAGGCAATCCATGAATCCAATTGGGGTAGATCCAGGTTTGCCGTTGAGGGCAACAATCTTATGGGGATTCGTACATTTGACCCGTCTGATGATCAACTAAAGCCCATTGATAAACCTAATGTGAGCTGGGGGCTTAGGATCTTTGAGACCAAATGTGAATCCATATCCTACTATATTGATTTGTTAAACAATAGCCACCATTATTGTGCCTTCAGGGAGAGGAGATTATCACAATATATCAATGACATAGTGGACCTGGAATCACTTGCGGAAACGCTTGTAATTTATGCTGAAGACGTATATTATACGCAAAAAATAATCCAAACAATGAGAGAACTGAAAAACTATGAATAATAGCAGAAAACCCGGGTACCGAGCCCAAGGAAAGAAACGAACCGACGGAGTGAAACATGGATTTGCGATCAACCCAGAACAAATGGAATTCGAAAGGCGAAAGCTTTTGGAGGAGATGTCTTCCAAACTTAAGCCCAACAAGAAACAGCTTAACACAATGGCGGCAGTGGCTGCCACGAAGGAGCCGGAGTATTTTGACGAGGAAGGAAAGAAAAAAGAGCCCACAATGCGTATTCTATCGCTCGGCGCAGGGGTACAGTCTTCCTGTCTCGCACTCATGGCACAGGAAGGACTAACAAAGCACAAACCGGACTACATGATCTTTGCCGACACCGGATGGGAACCGTCGTTCGTTTACGAACACGTTGAGTATCTCAAGAAGGCAATAACCATCTGCCCAATCATTACCGTTGAACGAAGCAACATCCGTGAGGATCTGATTCGAGCGGCGAACCCCATTAAGGGGTCTAATGATGAGTGGAAGTCTTTCGCCGGACGCGTTCCCAATCCCCCACTGTTTGCGGCACGCCCCGGTGGAAAGGTTGGAATGCTTTACCGCCAGTGCACCCATGATTACAAGGTCATTCCCATACAGAAAAAGATGCGGGAAATACTGGGTATAAAACCACGACACCGCGTGAAGAAAGGAACAATTGTCGAACAGTGGATTGGAATATCGACTGATGAGGCTATGCGCATGAAGAAGGCAAGGATGTACTGGCTGGAGTCACGCTGGCCACTCATTGAAATGAAAATGTCAAGGGCGGACTGCCTGCAGTGGTACCGTGACATGAAGAAGCATCCAATGCCGGGGAAATCATCCTGCATAGGGTGCCCTTATCACCACAATGACCAGTGGAAAAACATGCAGAAGAACTATCCAGTGGACTTTGAGGACGCTTGCGAGGTTGATGACAAAATAAGACACGGTTTAAAAAATACTACAGCGGAACTGTTCCTTCACAAGTCAGCAAAACCTTTAAGAAGCATAGATTTCCAGGAACCTAAGAAACAACGAGACCTGTTCGGGGAAACGTTTGATCCGGAGTTTGCAGATGAATGCGAAGGGCTTTGCGGAGTATAGTGAGCAAGGCGGATTTAAAAAGAAAGAAACACAAGGGGAGACGCAAGGTTGGATCTAATAAGAGAAAGAACCGAAGGCGTGCCCGCTTGGGAATGAAGATAAGGAGAAAATAATGACACCAGAAGATATAAAAAAGAAAAAAGAAATGATAGTTAAGCAGCACAATGCTTTACAAGAAAAAATAACTGAAGGCAAAAATGCACTTGCAAACATGCAGGCACAGCTGAATGGACTTGTTGGCGCAGTGCAGTTGTGTGATGATTTCCTAAATAACCCTGAAGAGCCTAAAAAAGACAAATAATGGAAGTTTGGGACCCAGGAGAGGAAACGACGGTATTCCGCCAAATAAAAAAGCTCATAGCGGGCCTATATCGGGCTTTAAAGGGTTGGGTGGTACGATTCTACCCGG